TGGATTCTTATCTGAGGAAAATGAAGCTGATGTATAAACCTCCTGGTGGGGATTATATGTTACTTACAGATTATCTGAACACCGTAGAAGAGCGTTTAAAGAGGTTAGAGGATGAGTCAACTAGTAATCCCTGAAACAGTCGATACAGCGTCTACAGAGGGCAATTGTTTGTATCCTCCCAAAGCTTTAGGAGGGTCTCCGATCGAATCTCCTAACATTAAGATCAATAGACAGCAGGTGAAGTTTTACACAGCGGCGTCACCTGTTGATAATGTTGATGGTGTTAAGGTCAATCCATTGATTCCAGCACCATGTCAACCAGGAATCAGATTACTTGTACCACAGAACAATACCAATGTGTTTTTTAACCAGCAATTGCCAATTGTTCTAGGGGATAAGGCAGAAATGTTAGGCACACCCAGACCACTTGTTGGTCCATACGGTCCAAACACTGTATTGATTGGCAGTCGTTCGTAGTTATGGTATAATATAAAAGTCAACTGAGGTAATTATGGCAAGAGCAAAAGTCGGACTGAGTGGTCAGAAGCTGATCGAGTCCCAACCCAAGAACACCCGTCAGGGCAATGGGAAGAATACGAAGTATGCTGCTACTAGCAGAAATAAAGCAAGGAAACCCTATCGTGGACAAGGTAAGTGAAGTAAGGCAATGGATTAAAGAGCTTACAGTAAAGCGTGAGGAACTGGGTGGTTTTTCCATCTGTCCTTACGCTTTTTCTGCGTCTGTACATATAGAGGAACGCGCTCTGAGCAAGGTGACTCTGAATGAAGGGTTCGATGTAGTGGTCTTTATAGTAGAGGATGATATTAGTGTGGCGTCTATGTTACAAAAGATCGCTGAACTTAATATGATCTATAGGGACTATATTTGGTTGGATGATCATAAAAAGGAAACAACGTATATTAATGGTGTTCAGTCAAACTTTGGTAAAGCAAACCTGATTTTATGTCAGAAGCGTGATAAATTATTACAGGCGAGAGAAACTTTACACAAAACTGATTATTATAAGTATTGGTCTGAAGAATTATACAATCGAATTGTTAAAGGGATAGGAACCCCTTAAAAAGTTCTGTTCAACCCCATAAAGGAGAAAACAGATGGCAAATTCACCCGTAGATAAGGGTCGGGACTTTATTGAGTCTGGGATGACTCTAATAACCGATCCAGCGAGCGACAAGTACCTTAACCAGGCAAAGTATCAGATTCCCAAAGATCGTCTCTCAAGACCTTGTGGAGGCGCTGGAGGGTTTGATGATTATGTAGAAAGATGGCACGAATGAGGCATAAATAATCAATAAAGCTGTCTACATGCCTGAATTCCAAACATTTAAGGATTTCAACCTCAGTTTTAAACCACACCCTGTAACTGAGGATTTGATGGTGGTAAAAGACGCTGCGGATATTAAACAATCAATTAAAAGTCTTTTGTTGACACGAAAGGGTGAAAGATTGTTTAACAGTGATATTGGAACAAATTTAACTGACTTACTTTTTGAAGTTGCTGATTTTGCCACAGCATCATTAATTCGTGATGAAATTATTGTAGTACTTTCCAATTACGAAAGACGAATCAATATATTAAAGCTTGATGTTGATGTTAATTTTGATGACAATGGTTATGATATTCAATTGACATATGAGTATGTCGGTCGTGATGATTTACCAACTACAGTAGAATTTTTCCTAGAGAGTGCTAGATAACCATGCCTTCATACGTACAAGTCTCTAATTTAGACTTTCAAGACATCAAAATTGCTCTCAAGGAGTATTTGAGAGCACAATCGGACTTCACTTCGTATGATTTTGAAGGATCGGCGATGAATGTTCTGCTAGACGTTCTTGCTTATAATACTTACTACACAGCGTTTAACGCTAACATGGTAGTGAATGAGTTGTTTCTTGACTCTGCTACCCTTCGTGATAACGTTGTAGCACTTGCTAAACAGTTAGGGTACAAACCCAAGTCAAAAACCGCTCCTAAGGCAAAAATTACCTTTGAGGTAGATTATCCCCAAAGTGCTCCCGAAACCGCCGTGCTGAGGAAAGGAACTGGGTTTACGACAGTATTTGACGACACTCTTTATACATATGTTGCTGTAGAAGATCAAACAGCGCCTGTAGAGAATGGAACGGCATATTTTAATGATATTGAGATCTACGAGGGTACGTTAATTACAAACACATTTATTGTGTCATCAGCAACTCCACAGAGATATATTTTACAGAATAATGGTGTTGATATTGATTCGATTCGAGTGAGGGTTTACAACAGCAATCAATCAACAGCTTTTTCTTGGTATGAATATGCCGATAATATTCTGAATGTAGAACCCACATCCAAAGCATTCTTTCTAGAAGAAATTGAAGATGAACGCTACGAATTATTCTTTGGTGATGGTGTTCTCGGCAGAAAGTTAGAGAACAATGAAAAAATTGAGGTGACTTATCTTGTCACTAACGGTGAAGACACCAATGGCGCTAGAAATTTTACATATAATGGTGTTTTACAAGATTTATTTGGTGGCACTGGATATCCTACTCTTGTTTCTATTACCAGCACAGAGCCTTCAAATGGTGGCGCTGGAATTGAAAGCATTTCTAAAATTAAATTTAATGCTCCTAAGTTCTTTGCTACTCAGGACAGAGCGGTAACTGCTTCTGACTATGGCGCTATTATCAGAAACTTGTATCCTGCTATTTCTGACATCATTACATTTGGTGGAGAAGAAGATGAACCGCCAGAGTATGGTAAAGTAAAAATTGTAGTTAAACCAGAGAACGCTGCCACTTTATCTACAACAACCAAGAAAGATTTGACAGCAAAACTCAAGAAGTACATGGTTGCTTCTGTAACACCAGAAATTATCGACCCATCTATTCTTTATGTTGAGGTTACCAGTCAAATTTATTACTCACTGACAAAAACTACTCAAAGACCCGAGCAAATTAGAGCAAAGGTTGTTACATCTGTGGAAAACTATTTGAAACAGGCAGAGGTGGAGCAGTTTAATGGTAAGTTCAGATATAGTAAATTTGTATCAACAATTGACAATGCTGATATCAGTATTAGTTCTAATACCACTAGTATCACATTGAGAAAAGATTTTATCCCACAAATCAATTCAACTTCATATTATGAGTTGTGTTATCAGAACGTTTTTGACAAAGATTGTGAAGGATCAACCGTTGCTTCAACTGGATTTAAAGTATCCGAGTTCCCAACGTACACAGTGTATTTTGAGGATAGGGATGGCGTAATCGTCCTATATAGAATAGACAATTTGACAGGTGAAAAGATTACACTCAACGACTCTTTGGGTACAGTAGATTATGAAAAGGGTGAGATTAAGTTATACGATTTAACTATCGTTCAAGGTAGTTTTGGTGACAATAAGATTGAAGTTCGTGTAAGACCCAAAAACTTAGATATTGTTGCTTTGAGAGAAGTGTATCTAGATGTTGATTTGACTAAGAGTAAGTTCACGGCATACCCAGAGTAATTAGATGGCTCCTAAGAAGAGAAGATTATCATCCCTAGTTGAGTCACAACTCCCAGGGTTTATCCAATACGAGTATGAAAATTTCTCTAAGTTCGTAGAAAAATACTACGAGCAACAGGAATCTGTTGGTCAGCCGATTGATATTATTTCTAATCTTGGTAAGTATAGAGACATTGATACTTACGAAAAGCATCTTCTTCAGCAATCATCGACTCTTGTAAGTAATATTGCTGCCGACTCTACTACATTTGAAATAGCAGATGCTACATCATTCCCAGAAGAAAATGGTTATATTAAAATTGGCGACGAAATTTTATTCTATCAATCCAGAACTGAAAATGTCCTAGAAGAGGTTTCTAGAGGTGTCAGTGGTAATACTACCCTAGGAGACCTATATCATTCATCTACGTTTGTTACAACGGCAGCTGCTCCTCACTATCAAAGTGATGTTGTATATAACGTAAGTAATCTATTTTTGTATGCTCTTGTAAAAGAGTTTGAAAAAACTTATCTTTCTTCATTTCCAGAAGCGTACCTCAAGGATGAAGTAGATAAAAGAATTCTTATTAAGAATATCACCAAGTTCTATAAGAGCAAAGGTACTGATAGGTCTGTTAAATTTATTTTTAACTCTATTATCAATAAAGACCCTAATGATATTCCTGTAGTTGTCAGTCCAAAAGAATCTACTTTAAAGGCTTCTACATCTGATTGGTCTCAAGATTATTATCTTGCTGTAAAAATTGTTAATGGTGATGCCGAAGATTTAATCGGTCAAGTTATTACCCAAAATTTAGACCCCTTCAATTCTAACATTACTTTTGCTTCAGGTGTTGTTGACAACGTAACTTATGTTGGTAACGACGAGTTTGACGGATACTACAAAGTTATTCTAGAGAAATCATCTGTAAATGGCGAATTTGCTGTTGCTGGAAGAACAAAGACATTAGTGGGATTAACTGCCCAAGCAACCACGGATGACAGAATTACTGTAAAGTCAACGATGGGATTCCCAAAAAGTGGAAAACTATTGATTGGTGACGAAGTAATTATCTACAAGGACAAGACAGTAAATCAATTCATTATTAGCGAAAGAATTGGACCAATCCGTAATCATAGTGCTGATAAAAATGTATACACATACGTTGACATCACTAGTTCCGATGTACGATTAATTTCTCTTGGAATGGTTTACAACTTGTCTCCAGTTGTTTCTGCTCCTTATTCTGTTGCTGGAGAACGAGTTCAAATTTCAAAACCTGGATTCGAAACTTTAGATCCAATTATCTATGATTTAGAGAATAAGAAAAATAGGTGGTTGGTAAACACTACTGGTTCTTTTGCTAGTGTCAAAACAGCTACTCAGAATTTCACATCTGATGTATCTGCCGTTTTTGAAGATGAGCAGTATTACTACGTTGCTTCTTCATCACTTCCATCACAAGATGTTTTAACAAATACGACATATTCCGAAGTATTATCTGACCAGAAAAATTTAAAAATCATCAGAAAGAGACCATCAACTACTACTGAGGTATATAAAACTACCAATAGAGATGTTGGCGTGTTTATCGATGGTGTTCCTGCTATTGGTTATAAAGATACTGAGTTTCTGAAGTATGGAGAAATTGTATCAACAACAGTAACTAATAAAGGCAACTCATATGCTGCTGCTCCCTTTGTTCTTATTAACGAAAGAACTAATTTAGCAAGATGTACGTTATCTGGATCTACCGTAGATCAAATTGAAATTTTAACAAATCAAGTATTCGAAGAAGATCCTACGATTAGAATTACGTCTGGCGAAGGAGCTGTCTTGAAAGCGGTGGTGACAAAAGGTGTCATTACTAGTATGGATGTTATTGATCCAGGTAGATATTATTCATCACCACCTAATATTAGAATTGTTGACAATCTAGGAAAGGGTGCTTTTGCTGAATATGAAGCAATTTTAACCCCAGATGGAAAACTTGATGGAGCTCGTAAAATTAGTGGTGGTAGATTCTACACTTCTGGACAAGTTAATGTAGTAGTGGAAGCAGTTGGAAGAAATGCTTCTGGAGTATGTGAAATCAAGAAGTGGGTTTATGATAGGTATAACAGATATAAGAATAATCTAGATTCAAACAACGGTACTATTCTACCAAACTACAATCCTGGAAAGGGATTTGGATATGCTTATCTTGCCAATCCAGATAAGCTAAGAGAAAGAGCATACAGCAGTCCTTTAGAATATAGTCAGAATAAAGCGAATGCTACTAAGAAGCACTCACCAATTTTAGGTTTTGCCTATGATGGCAACCCAATTTATGGTCCATATGGTTATAGTGTTCCTACTAATAGTGCTTCTGCCGTACAAAGATTGAGTACAGGATATAGAATTAATGGCAGTAGACCAAATGGTCCTGATACTGGAAGATATCCACTAGGAACTTTTATTGACGATTATAAGTGGACTCCTAGTATTAATTCTGGTAAGACCGAACTGGATCAAAATAATGGAAGATATTGTGTAACACCAGAATATCCAAACGGAACATATGCTTATTTTATCACTATCGACGATAATGAGGTTCCACAGTTTCCATATATTCTTGGAGACAATTTCTATTCACTACCAGTAGATTCTAACTACAATTCTAACATTTCACAAGATGATATTCCTTTCGGTGTAAAATCTTTGAGAACCACAACATCAGAACAAAATGGTGGAGCATTTTTTGGTTCTATCAAAGATGTCAAGAGTGGTAACATATCTTCTGCTTACATTGAAACTACTAGGGACTACTTCTCTCCTGGAGGAGATGTATACATTAACAATGATGGTACTGGTGGATTTGGTGCCGTAGTTAAAGTAGATGAAGTTACTGGTAAGACCGTTCAATCGATTGAATCCCAAGAAACCAAAGCAGTTAAAATCAGCACAGTTCAACCAGCATACTTCTTTGAAGGAGATGAGATTATTCAGGTTGATTCTCAAGGAAATAGTTTTGTTGGTGGTGAAGTCATTGGTGATGTTATTAACGAAAATACTTTCGTTTTAAGAAATGTCTCTGGAGCTAGTGATTTTAAGATTGAGTCAGGTTCAACAATTCAATCAGAAACTTTAGTCCAAAGAGTAGTATTAGATATTGATGCCAGTTTTACCATTGGATCTACCATTAGATTAACTAATGATGATGATGAAGATGTAGCAACTGGTTTAATTTTAGAAACTACAACCAGACAGAACTCTCTTACTATTAAAGTTGATGATATTAATGAACCTTTTTATGCCACCAGCGACTACTATTTACGTAGTTCTACGTTAAGTGACACAAATAGAGCAGAAGTTATTTCTGTAAATTCGCTGAGTAGTGGTTTAGAACCATTTGAAATTGATGATAATATTGCTATTGTTCAAACTGATGGCGATCATAATCTAGGAATTAATGACAAGGTTAACGTCACTGTTATTCCAAATGATGCTACTACCACCACAACATATTATGTCAGAAAGAGATTATATCAAAGAGCAACGGTTCTTGCTCCATCACACAATTCTGTTATAGAGGATAAAGGTCTTGGCAGTTTTGACATTTTAAATAGTGGTTTAGAATATACATCAAACACGTATGAAGATGTAGAAATTATTTTCCAAGATTCAAATTTAGCACGTGCCAATATTGGCAAACTAGGAGATTCTGGAAATGCTAGAGCTACAGTAGTTGTTTCTAGTCCTGGTGGATTGGGAACTGGCACAGTATCATCTATTATTATTACTGATAAAGGATCTGGATACAGAACTGGCGATATTCTTACTATTAGAGATAGTGATCTTGGTAGAGTTTCTAATCCAGAAACAACTCAAAGATTTACTATACAAGTAGATCACGTTGGTTTTGCTTCTTCTAACACAACTCTATACCTTTCGAATGTAAATAACCTTTCACAAGAAGATTTAATTAAGATTGGTCCAGAAACTCTCAAGATTACTAGAGTCGATACTCAAACAAAGACAGTTACTGTCGAAAGAGGGCAAGAAGGTACTGTACCCACAAATCACTATGACAGAGCATCTGTATCTTTAGTTAATTCCTACTATAGATTTGATGATAACTTCCGTCCTTTTGGAGATGGAATTACCAAACCTTATCTATTAGATTACGACCAAGATACCCAAGAAATTTTTGTTGGGTATGACTATAATGTAGCAAATCCACAGAAAATTGCTCAAAGCACTAGCTTCTTTGACAATAGTGTTCCCAGAAAACTTGTACAAATGAGATCTGTACAAGATGCTGCTTATAATTTAGAGTTTTCGACAGATAATACAAACTTTGAAGTAAACCCCATTATCAATATTCAAAAGTATTACAGATATACCTTTGATGTTTCACATGTGTCTATGGCAGACACGTATCTAGATTTTTCTGCTAGTGCTAACTATAATATCTTTACAGAAGAAAAAGAAGTTAGTAATATTTCTCCAGGAAGTGCTGGATCTTTTGTTAGTATTAAATTAGGATTTGGTCCAGCTATTTCTAATAATAACTTCCAGAATCAGCAACCAATTAACTATCAAAATTATTTTTACTTCATTAAAGTTTCTCCTAATGTAGATACAAGTAATTCTTATTTGAGAATTATCAATGATCCATTAACATCTATAAACACTGTAAATTATGTCACTTCCAATAAATTTGTTTATTCTATGGCAGAAATTCCTGCCTACGATGGATCTGGAGATATTTCATATACAACTACATCTAGAGAAGCAATTGGTGGATTGACCAAAATTAAAATCGTAAACACAGGTGAAAATTACAATCTCTTACCAACAGTTAAAGGTATTTCACTATCTTCCGAATTTGAAGCAGATGTTGAACCATTTTATGATGAGATCAATCAAGTTATAACTGGATTTAACATTATTGATGGTGGCAGTAATTATTCAAAACCTGTAGCTGTAGTCACTGATGGTGATGGATCTGGATATGTATATGAATGTGATACTAGATCTGGTAAATTAACCTCAGTCAGAATCGTAAAAAAAGGTCAAGGATTTACATACAAACCATCTGTAAGAATTATTGAATCAGACATTAAAGTTTACTTAGAATCCAATAATATTGGATTGCCAAAGAATATTCAAATCAGCAATCCAGGTAGAGGATTCAATGCTGATGAATCTTTATTGAGCACTTATAAGTCACCAACTACATTTGTACTGAGAAATATTTCCGACAAGTTCTTCTTTGGCGAAAAAATTATACAAGATGCTACTGGCGCTACTGCTATTGTATCCGAGAATGGATATAGAGAAGGAAGTAATTTATTAAAAGTAAATTCTTTGAGTGGTGTATTTAAGAACGGCGAAGAAATCAAGAGTGCTATCGGTTCTAGAACAGCAACTCTATACGCTCAACTCTCGACAGAATTTGATCCAGAAATTAAATCATACGTTGATAATTTTGGTTTCTATACATCAGATAGAGGTAAACTAAGCAACAATAATCAAAG